TAATCTATAATCTTTTTGATAATCTATAATCTTTTTGATAATCTATAATCTTTTTGATAATCTATAATCTTTTTGATAATCTATAATCTTTTTGATAATCTATAATCTTTTTGATAATCTATAATCTATAAACTTTATACATTTCAATATAAAATAAATAATAAACCTTTATTGTTTAAATATTTGTTTAAATATTTTTTTCAAGTAAATAATCTATATAAAATATATAGAGAATGAATTTTTTTTTCATGTTAACATTAATATTAATTATTATGGTATTTATTAAAATGAAAATACCAGAAATTCCAAGTTATGCCTTCTTCGGTTTATTAGTATTCTTATTAGTTATTAACGAAGTATATAACTTTAAATTTAAGAATATAAAACATGAAAGTTTTACACCACTTTTATATGATGGAGCATATGATAAATATTTCCTTCATAAAAATTATATTCATCAAGGTAATTCTGAAGTAGATAATGTAGGTTTAATGTGTTCTATTAATAAAAATATGTCCATAAAAAAAATCCAAGATAATAAGTTTAGTGAATATAAAGATTTTATGGATTCTATGAATAATATTGTATATGGAAATAAACAACCCGATACACTTAAAATGCCAGATAATTTCGGAGATATTACTGAAGAACAACAAAAAATAGAAAAAATAAATAATGTTGTTTGTCCACCAGTATGTCACTTAATAGAAAATGAAAGTTATTGTAATAATGCTGTTGATATTAAAGAAGTTTTAAAAGATAATAGTGAATTAGAAACAACAAAACCAGTATTTGACGATAAAAGAATGATGAGACATGCTTATGAATGTTTAAAGTCTAATCCATGTAATACTATTTTAGGATGTAAAGAAGTTGGTGGAATCTGTATATATGATAAGAAAAAATGTTTCTATGATACTGACAAAAAAAAATGTAGACAAAGATGTGATGTTTTTGAAACAAGAGATATGTGCCCAAAAGATTATTGTAATTGGAATAATACAAATTTAAAGTGTGAATACAATCCTAATACTTTTTAATTTATTTATTCTTTTGTTATTTTTTTATTTAATTATATTATAGTTATGAATAATAAATTAGTATTATTTTTATTGTTAATATTTTTAATATTATTACTTATGTTCTATTATTTAAAAATACAATCAAATATCATAATATTATTAGGTGTAATCATCATTTTACTTATTAATGATTTAATAGTAAATAGAGAACATTTTAGTGCTGATACAAATGTAAATTTGGATAATTTACTTGGAAGAGTCGATAATACACTCCATAATTTAGAAAAATTAAAACAAACAGTTGAAGAAAATGTTGAAAAAGAAGATATACCTTACTTAGAGGTACATAGTTCATGCGCTCCAAATTATAATATTGTAGAACCAAATGCTGTAGAAGATTTATCAGAAAATCCATTTTATAGTGATACTTTACAAGGAATTCAAGTTCCAAATCTTGATGAAGATGGCTTACCATTATCTATTGAATCAAGTGAATTGCTTTCAAATATTATTGAATAATTGATTTTCTTTTTATAATTTTATTTTATTATTATATAATATATGAATTCTAAAAATAAAAATATCCTTTTATTTGTTAGTTTATTTGTTATATTAGTTATACTTTTAGACTTAGTTTTTAATTTTAGTTCAATCTTAGTTGAAAATTTTGAAAACTCTGTTTCAGCAAGTTATAACGCTTCAAGTAGCAGTGGTTTAAGTACAGGTCAAAACCAAACAGCTTCAAAGGAAAATAATTTAAATATTAAATCAGTTGTTTCCAAAATGACTGGAAAAGTATTCAATATTTCATTTTATAGTGAAGATCCAACAAACTCTATCATTAATATCCAATCACCAAGATCTGATAAACACAACTTAACAGTAAATAATGATGGTACCCTTTCCGAAGAAAATATTATTTCATCTAAAGATACACAACAATTTATTCTCAAAAAAATTAATAATATTTCAGAATATAGAACAGAACTCGAAGCTAACCAAAATAATGGAGCTGATATATCATCAACATGCACTAAATACCCATTTTATATTATTAAATCTAACTCAGCAAACAAAAGAAGCCCACCATGGTGCTTAGCATATGAATCAGGAAATCTTATGGTTCATCCTATAGGAAATTATGATAACCAAAAATGGGAAGTAAGCAACCTTGTTGTAACAAATAAGGCATTTTGCACCAGTGATATGGATTCAACAAGCATTGGTGATTTAAGACAAATACCAGATAGAGATAAAGATAAATTATACAATAAAGATAGAATCAAGATTAACTTTAATCTCAATGATGAATTAAAACAAAAATTATTTGGTGCTGAAGCAGTTGGTGAATCAACACAATCTAAATGTCCAACATATTTACCAAAAAAAAGTGTAGAATCTTTATGTAGAGGTTGTGATGTAGATAAGTTGTAAGTGATAATTTCATTTATAAGTATTTACTCCAAAACTGTTTTAAAAAACTTTTCTAATTCTTTTAAATTTTTTGTTTTCGCAAATAAATAGAATTGACCATAACTATTTGTATTAATACTTAAATGCTCTAATTCCATCTTTTTTGTTATTTCTTTTACAAATTCAACCTTTTGATTAATATTAAAACTTAAGTTAAAATCAGCCGTCAAAAATGTTAATTTTTTTAAATCCCAATTTCTTATAGTTAAGAATTTATTAAATATTGCCCTTCTAAATTGTTTCTCTTCATCTACCTTCTTTCTTTCATTATCTATTTTAAATAATTCAGTTACAGAATCTTCATTAAGTCTATTATATAAATATATATCCTTATCATCTAACATAAAAATATTATAATCTTTTCTCAAAACATATGCTTCAAAAATTTGAAGGAAAATGTTATAGTCATCATACCATTTCATAACTTCATCATAATTTAAGTTTAAATTTAATGCTTTTCTTGACATTAATAATAATCTTCCTGGTGTATTTGTATCATTAATATTATATTCAAATGGTGATGCCTTATCTTTATACCATTGAGATCTCATATCCAATTCATTATTGAAATTTAAATAACATCTATTTTCTATACCATAATGTATTATACCTTTATTATGATCTTTTGTTAAAATATCTGAATATGGTAACATTAATATATCTGGGTTATATTCCATATATATTTCTATTCTTTGTAAAGCACAAGGATATAAGATATCATCACCATCTATAGGAATCAAATAATCAAATTCTTCATGTTCATTGAAGTAAGATAATAAACTATTGTGACCTTTTCCAGCTCTTCCATTACATTCTGTTCTTACAACAATGTCATTAGGGAATTCTTTTAAAACAATATTATAATAATCATCATTTAGGGTATTAACAATAATAACTATAGTGTAATTTATAGTTGAAAATTTTTGATTTTTGACTGATTCATAACAAGTTTTTAAATATTTTAAATTACTTGAAGTTAATAAAGTTACTAAAAAACTGCTCATATACTTATATCATAACACTATTTTTAAATTGATTAATTAATATTATTTGATAAATATAAAATAATTTCTAATTATATAATAATGAAAGTTAGTAACAATATTTTAGTTCTAGGAATTGTTGTTTTAATTGTAGCACTTTTGTTTTTAAGTTACAAATTTAATTTTGAACATTTTGCCAATGAAGATGTTATTGAAACTCATGTAGAAACAAACCCAGAATTTGATTTAAGAGATCAAGCCTCTATTGTTAGTGGTGAACAAAGTGGATTAGAAGTAAATAATTCAAATAACAATAATAATGATGAAGATTCATCCATGAATAATACATTAAGAGATTACGTAAGAAAAACTGATATTGAAAGAGCAGCTAGAGCATCCGCAAGAGAATATTGCCCAGTATCACCAGATTATAACCCAAGTGACTTCATTAGAAAATCTGAAATCGATTTCCAAGCTCAATGTCCTAGAATGCCAGATCTCAAAGATTATGTTTTAAAATCTACTATTCCACCTGTACAAAAATGCCCATCATGTGTTTGTCCTAAAGTAAAAGTTAGTGCTGGTATGTGCCAAAAATGCCCTGAACCAAAAAATAATTGCCCAAAACCACAACCATGTGGTATCGAACAATGCAAAGATGTAATCAAATGCGCACCAAACGAAAAACAAGTAAGCTGTCCTAAATGCCCAGCACCACAACCATGCCCTAAACCAGTTGAAAAGGTATGCCCAGCATTTGAAATTCCAAAAAATAATGTTAAATGTCCACCTCCACAACCATGTGCAATGCCAACACCATGTCCAAATGGTGAAGGTAGATGTCCAGAACAAAAAGAAACAAAATGTAAATATTATGGTATTAAGGATGTAGTGCATGAGAAATCTGCTGACCAAGTTGTTAACGAATTATTGCTTTCTAATGACCCAAAATTAAAAGAACTTTTAAATAATTTAAAGAGCAAATTGGATTTAAATTTATCATCTGCTCCAACTGAAATGGTAAACAATAACGTAAGTAGTTTACATGCTGTTGAAGCATCTGTAACAACTGCTTCTACAAGTATGGAATTAGAAGAAGAAGCTATGCCAGAAGAAGAATATTCATTTGATGTTCCAAAGGCTCCACCAGCGAATTCGTTACCCCAAAATAGGTATAATAATAATACAGAATATGAATTGAACCAATACAAATATTCAATATACAATAATGGTATGTATTCCCCACAACCAACATTAAGCTCTGGTATTCAAAGCAATTTATTAAATGATGCAAATGAAGCCAATAATAGAGTATGTGATGTTAATGATACAAACTGTCCTTACAATACTAACATCAATATGTAAATATTTTTTAGTATATTTAATTAAATTTTTAGTTTCGTTTTATTATAATTGTTATTTTAACTAATATTATATTTTAAATTTATTATCATATTCTTTTAAATACTATAAATTATTGTTTATTATTTAGTATATTTAAAAATTCTAGTTAAATACTTATGCATAAGTGTAAAAAAATAAATGGCTAAAAATTTAGTTCCAAAATTTATTCATAATTCAAGAATAACAAATGGTGTAAAAAAACATATATATAATGTTTTAAAAAATCCACCTAATATTCCTAGTCATATAAATGGAAATATTTATAATACATATAATAAAGAACAAATATCATCATATGATAATACTAAAGTTGCTGCTAATTATTCAAGTGTATCATCTAAAATTTTAAATAAAAATTTATATAATTTTAAGGATATTAGGAATGATTTTGCCATAATTTTTTCACCAAAACAACGCATTGAAGTATTTGAAAAAGCAGCACATTTATTAGAAACTAAGTATTATGATCAAATGTTAGCTTATACAATCGTATCACAAAATAAAACAATTTATGAAGCTGAAATAGATGCCATATGCGAACTAGTTGATTTCTTGAGATTTAATGTTCATTATTATCAACAACTATTAGATAAACAACCATTAAGTGTTGATTCAAAAATTATTAATACATCAAAGTATTATCCGTTAAATGGTTTTGTATCGTCAATAACACCTTTTAATTTTACAGCAATAGGAGGTAATCTCGCTACAGTACCATTACTCTTTGGAAATAGTGTATTTTGGAAACCATCAAATTATAGTGTTTTATCAAATTATTTGTTTTATGAAATTATGTTGGAAGCAAATTTACCAGATAATATACTCAATTTTGTTCCCATGGATCCAGTTGAATATTCAAAAACTATATTAAGTCATAAAGATTTGGGTGCATTATTATTTACAGGAAGTAGTCAAGTTTTTGATAATATTTATAAAAAGGTAGGGAAAAATATTGACAACTATAATAATTATGTAAGACTTGTTGGAGAAACTGGAGGGAAAAATTTTCATTTTGTAGATAAAAATGTAGACGATTTAAGAAGAATTGTTAAATTAACTATTGAAAGTGCTTATAATTATAGTGGTCAAAAATGTTCGGCTTGTAGTAGAGTATATATTCCAAGTTCACTTTATGATAAATTTAAATATATTTATTTATATGAAATTGAAGAATTCAAAAAGTCCCAACAAAATTATGGATTGATTAGTGATGTGTCATATGATAAAACAATACAAAATATTAATAATATTTTTAAAAATAATGACGTAGATATTATTTATGGTGGAAACTCTGGGATTAAATCAAATAGATATTATATTGAACCTACACTAGTTAAATGTAATAATCATAAAAATAGTTTATTTCATAAAGAATATTTTGCTCCTATTTTAGCATGTTATGTTTATAGTGATAAAAAGGTTGATAAAGCTATTGATTTATGTATAAATAATAAATATGCTTTAACAGGTTCAGTATTTAGTAACAATAAAAATTTTTTAAAGAAATTTTCGGATAAATCAATGTTTAGTTGTGGAAATTATTATATTAATGATAAGAGTACAGGTTCAATCGTTGGACAACAACCTTTTGGAGGTTGTGGTAAATCTGGCACAAATGATAAAGCAGGAGATATTAATTTACTTTATAGACTATTTAATCAAAAAAATATTAAACAAACATTGATTTAATAATCTTTTTGATTTTTTTAATTTTGTTAAACATTTTTTTATATTTATTTATTTTTATGAAACCATATTGTCATAAACATTATTATGAATAATATTGCGATTGTTTCTAATAAAATTATTTTGGTTATTATGGTTATTATTCACATTAATATCCATCAAATAATCAATAATATTATCTAAGCTCCTTTCATTAAAATAATTAATATCAAATTCTTGGTTTTGGTTATTATCATTTACATTGTTATTATCATTTACATTATGCAAATCATAAATATTAATTAGATTTCTACAATAATTAATAAAGTCATTGAAGTTATCATAGTTTTCATAATTTACTTCAGCATTAGCATGATTAACATAGTAATTGTTGTGAAATATTCGAAGAAAGTTACTTTGATTTATATTAACATTTAGATTATCTACCAAATATGACACCAAAATAGCATCACGATTGTTAAAACAATTCCTACAAGTTCTATCAATATTTACATTATCATGGTAAAACGGATTAATACCAATAACATCTTCTGGATTTTCACAGTAACACATATTAAAACCACATGACTCACATTCAACAACAAGATGATTACAATTTCTACAATTTCTTTCTAGTTGAATATTTCCATTTTCTAATAAATGAAAGTTGTTTCTAAGAAACTCAAGGTTATTTCTAAAATTATTGTTTGGATTTGGAATATTGTTGATAATATTTGCCATGATATTTTGAATATTATTTATTTCATTTTCAAAATCATCCATATAATTATTTTCATCTTCTTGGTTGTTAAGGTTATGATTGTGGTTGTTATGATTGTGGTTGTTGTGATTGTGGTTATGATTGTTATTATTGGGATTCTCATTATGATTCTGATTTTCATTTAGAACTTGTAGATCTTCTTGATTAATTGGATGATTATTAAAATTATTGTTAATATTCTGCAAATTTATATCAATAATATTATAATCTGGGATGTTGTCTATAATATGATTTATATTTTCAATAATATCTTCTTCGTTACCTTCGTTATTGTCAATTATTTCAATGTCATGAATGTAAATTTCATCATCATTTGCCATATTATTTTCTTCATTTTCATTATTATTTTCATTATTTTGATTTGGAAGAATTGGGTTTCTACAATATGGACAACTATTATGTTGAGTATTCCATCGGAAAATACATCCATAGTGAAAACTATGTCCACAATCTAATGTTGTAATATTTCGGTTTCCTAATTCACTAAGACAAATAATACAATTGTGATCCATTTTGATTTGGGTTGAGAAAAGAGAAAGTGTTAAACTTTGGTATAATGTTATCTGAAAATAATCAAAAAAAATCAATTTTTATATTATGATTCAATGTTTTTTTTTCTAAGTTATTTTGGTATGGTTAGAATTTGTATTTATTTTCTTTTTTTTATTATAATGAATTTTAATTATAACTTACAACCAAATAAATATATAATTGGATGTGTTGTATTATTATGTCTTTTAATAGCAGTATTTTTACTTATAAGAAGTAGAAAAAATACATTAAAAAATAATACTATGGAAAATGTATCTCCATATGTTATGATAGGTGCCTTAAGAAACGAAAATCAAAATGTAATTCTAGTGAATGTTCTAGGAGATAAAATACCATATTTAATACATTGTGTTGATGGGAAAAATACATTAAATCTTACTAATAGTCAATTTGAAACATACTTAAATGAAAATCCTAATCTTGAAAATATTGATTTAGTTATTTTATATTGTGCTTCATGGAGTTGTGGTGCCGCCCATAATTATTATAAAAAATTGGAAACAATGGGACTTCCAATGGAAAGAATATATGATTATAAAGGAGCATTACATGAATGGGCTATGTATAGTTTAATATACCCAGAATTATTTGTTTTATATAGTTTAAATAATAAATCACTTGCTACAGAAGAAGAATTAAGAGAAATAACTGGGAATATGATGCATACTTACTTGTTAAAAGATGAGAAAAACTCCACAAATAATATTTTAACAAATTTATCATCATATGGTGAAACACAAATTACTTTAGGTAATAATGAAGCCGCCAACAACGTAGTAGCCAACAACGTAGTAACCAATAACCAAGTTGGCAATAATGAAGTAGCTAATAACCAAGCGAATAACTTAGCAAATAATGAAGATATCAATAATGAAGTATCTAATAACCAAGTAGTCAATAATTAATTAGTGTTTGTTTGTAGCTAATTAATAAAAAAATAATAAAAAAAAATATACTATATAACTATAACCATGGACATATGCGATATTCTTAAAAATTGTGACAAAAAAACTAAGAAATTTTCTCTTGAAGGACAAACTAAATTATGTAAAGTAGTTAGTGTTTATGATGGAGATACATGTAATGTTGTATTTCATCATAATGGTGTAATAAATAAATGGACAGTAAGAATGGATGGATATGACACACATGAAATGAGACCATCTAAGAAATTGGAAAATAGAGCTGAAATTAAACAAAAAGCAATTGAATCTAGAGATTTCTTAAAATCTTTAGTTTGTAATAACGACCAATTAGTATATATTAAATGTAAAGAATTTGATAAATATGGTAGATTACTTGGTGATATTTTCATTAACGAAAATGACGAAGAATCTGTTAATCAATTAATGATAAAAAATGGGCATGGTTATGAATATCATGGTGGTACTAAAAAACAATAAATTAAATGTATTCTAAGATTTATAAAATCTGTATTTTTTTATCTATATTTATTTAATATTAATTTAATATTTATTTAATATTTATTTATTTTGTTTTTAATGATGAAATAATCTAATATTTGTATTTATCATTACCATATTGTATTCATTACATGCTTGAATAACACTATCATCACCTATACTTCCCCCAGGTTGTACAACATATTTAACACCTATTTTAGAAGCCTTATCTATTGAATCTCTAAAAGGAAAGAAAGCATCGGAAGCTAAAATTACATTTGTTACATTATCTAAATACTGTCTTTTTTCTTCTAATGAAAATACTGGTGGTTCTTCAGTGAAATTTTGTAGCCATCTATTACGTTCAATAACAGTGAAATCATCTTCAATATATGATATAATAGCATTAACACGTTCTTGTCTTTTAATATTTTCTAAAAATTTTAATTGCTGAATAATTGGATGATTACGCAAAAACCATGTTTCGGCCTTCATTCGTGCTAATCTAACACAATCAATACGACTTTGCTGACCAGCACCTATACCAATCATTTGACCATTATATGCATATCCAACAGAATTAGATTGTGTATATTTCAATGTAATTAATGCCATAACCATATCATTAATTTCAGAACTGGTTATATTTTTGTTTTCAGTAACAATATTAGTCAAATCACTACTATCAATTATTCTAACATTTGAATTCTGGGATAATACACAATTTTTAAATTGCCTATATTCAATATTGTCATTTAATATGTTCTGGTTACCTTCCAAAATAATAAAGCATCCTTTTTTCTTTTGTTTCAATAATTCTAAAGCATCATCATCATATGAAGGAGCAATAATTCCATCAGTTACTAATGGTTTAATTACTTCAGCTAATGTTATATCCACATTTGTGTTTACAGAAATAAAATCACCAAATGACGATTTTGGATCACAATTACGCGCTCTTAAGTACGTTTGAGCTATATTGGATAAATTAGCATTACTACTTAAAGAAGGTAATTCAGAAGAATTTAATTCTCTATAAATAGCAACTCCAGCAGGACTTGTGTGTTTAAATGAAGCAGCCGCCTCTAAATTTAATGATAATTTTAATTCAAATACAAGCGCCCAAGCGTTAAGCGCATCCAATATATTAATATAACCAGGTGTCCCATTTAAAATTTTAAATGGAATATCTGATGTTATATTACTAAGCAATCTTGCATTATTTTGATAAGGATTACAACCATATTTTAATGTATTAATACTATTATAATTTTGTGTTATATAGTTTCCATCACTTAACCAATTACTTATTAATGAATCGTATGTTGAAGTTACTTTAAAAGCATCTAATGCTAATGATTTATTATTAAAATTATTTTCGATAAAATTTTGGTATTGTGATGGAGAACTTAAAATAACAACATCATTATAATTTTTAGCCGATGCTCTTAATAATGAAACTCCACCAATATCAATGTTTTCTATACACCTTTGGACATCATTTGGATTAGAACTAACAACATCAGAAAATGGATAAAGATTGACAACAACAACATCTATATTATCAATATTTAATTCACTACATTGAGAATTATGTGCGTGGTTATCTCTTATGTTTAATAATCCACCATAAATCTTCGGATGTAATATTTTAACTCTTCCATTTAAAATTTCTGGGAAACCAGTGTAATCTGAAATATTAGTTACATTTATATTATTTTCTTTTAGTAGTTTGGCTGTTCCACCTGTTGATAAAATATTATAATTAATAGATGACAAATATTTTGCTAAATCAACAATTCCACTTTTATCAAAAACTGATATAAGTGCATTTTTTAGACATTTTTAATAAAAAAAATAATAAACCAATCTTTAAATGATAATAAATTTATATTTATTTACTTATTATTGGAATTATATTTAATATTTTATTATTTTCTATTGTTTATTGTTTATATAATTTAATATTTTCTAGGGTTATTATATAATAAATGGATTATTTACAATTAGATTTTGATAAAACATGTCATGTTTTGGCAACAGGACCTAAATTATCTATTGATGAAATTAATAGAAAACGTAATGAAATTATTGAAAGATTAAATACTATGGTTAAAACTGAAATAAAATTAGATAATTTTGAAAGAATTATGACACCAAAAGTATTAGAGAGTATGATAACTATGTATGATGAATTGTTTTTTGATAATAATATTAGAAAATTATTTGAAAAACATGGATGTGTTATAAGTGTTTGTTTTAATAATAGGTGCTCAAAGGTTGCTGGAATGTGTTATTATAAAAAAAGATGTAAACATATGGAAATTAAGTTATCTTCAAAAGTATTCAAAAATGCTTTGAGTAATAGAAAAATTAAAGTGCGTGTAAATTCAGGATTAGAATGCAATAATTTATTAAAATGTATGCTTATAACTTTTGAACATGAATTTATCCATGGTCTTATTGGATGTTTTTGTTATCAATTTGGTCATAGTAATACATATTTTAGAGAATTTTATAATGAAGCTGATAGTAAACATTTATTTAAAGGAGATACTAAACCAAAGAATGGTCATAGTAGTGTTTTTATGACTATAGTAAATAAAAAATTTGGTCATACTAAATATTTACACGACTTATTAAAGCACGATTCAACACAATTAATTGATGATCCAATTTTTGAATTCTTTTTAAAAAACGAAAAAGAGTTTAATGAATATAAAAAAACTTTAAAAATTGGTGATGAAATATATTTTAATAATCAAAATAGTGTCCCTCAGAAATGTTTTGTTTTTAGTAAATTAAAAAATAAAGTAAAATGTAAAATTGCTGATAATAGTAATACAATATGGACAATACCATATCAATTTATAATTAGAAAAAAGAAGGCAAAAACTCCAACACCAACTCCACCAAAAGCAAAAACTCCAACACCAACTCCACCAAAAGCAAAAACTCCAACACCAACTCCACCAAAAGCAAAAACTCCAACACCAACTCCACCAAAAGCAAAAACACATAAAGTAAAATTTGTTGTTAAAAATAAAACAAAAAAAGTTAGTGTTATAAGTGTTAATAGTAATAATTCAAATAATAATAAACCAATACAATTTACTAAGAAGAATAGTGTAATTGTGAATAGTAATTCAAATAATAATAAACCAATACAATTTACTAAGAAGAATAGTGTAATTGTAAATAGTAATTCAAATAATAATAAACCAATTCAAATTATTACTAAACCAAAAATTTTATCAAAAAAAAAATTAGAAAATAAAACTAAAAATGTTGTGTTTGATGGTCCACATGATAATATGTATTTAGCTGGTTTACTAAAAGACTATACAAAAACATTTGGCAAAGGTAAAGTTAAAGATATGGATGAAATAAAAAGAAGATGTATAGCATTAGGTAAAGAATGTGCAGGGTTTACATTAAAAAACACAAATTTTTCACCAAGAAAGGGAAAAGTTTTAAAACCAAGTCCAAGTGGTGAAAAATCATGGTTAAAAAAATAATGTGATATTTGAAATTATTAATTAGAAATATTTAATATATTTTATTATTTTAATGGATATTATTAGAAAAACAAATTCTAGTGGTAATTTTTATTATATAAATAAAAGATCAAAGAAGAAAATTAAGAATTTAAATATTTTAAAACATATAAAAAGTTTAAAGATTCCAACAGCATATAAAAGTGTTGAAATATCTAGTAATATAGATAATAAAGTTCAAGCCATAGGTATTGATAGTAAAGATAGACCACAATATATTTATAATAAAGAATATATTGAACAACAATCAGAAATAAAGTTCGAAGATTTAATTATATTTGGAAAGAAAATTAAGAGAATAAGAAAAGATATTTTGAGTAATATTAAACAATGTTCATCTGATAATTCTAAAATTCAAAATAAAGAATGTTTAATTTCTCTTATATTATTTTTTATTGATAGATGTAATTTTAGAGTAGGGAATGAAAAATATAAAAAATTATATAACTCATATGGTGTAACAACACTTAATAAACAACATTTTGAATTCTTAAAAAATTATTTAAAAATCCAATTTATTGGTAAAAAGGGTGTTCTAAATCAAAGTAAAATAGATAATAAAGATGTTATAAAAATAATGGATAAGCTTTGCCAATTTGATTTTGAATATATTTTTAGTTATAAAGATAATAAAGGACAAATATTTAGAATAACCGAAAAACACATTAATGATTTCCTCAAAAAATATAATAAAAATCTTACTGTAAAAATGTTTAGAACATGGAGTGCTAATTATATGTTAGTACGTGAAATTTTAGATCATCCACTTCCTAATAATTCAAAAGAAGCAATAAAATATATTAGAGAAATTATAAAGAAGGCGGCAGGGAAAATGCATCATAGTAATAATGTATCAAAGAAAAGTTATATGAACAATAAAATTATAGACTTGTATTTAGAAGACCCAATTAAATTTAGGGAAATTATAAATAATTTTAGAAGGAGTAATGGGAAATTACCAACTATAAATGCTCTTCTAAATAAAATATTACAATTTTTAACTAAAAATTAATATATTCTTATATTATATGTTTTTTAAACTAACACTATTAGTAATAATACTAATATCTTTTTATTTGATTTTAGAATTATCCATAAAAAAAAATATGGATTTAAATAAAAATAAATCAAATATAGAACATTTTGATAGCCTAAACTCTAAAATGAAAAAATATACATCATATGATAATGCTATCCAAAATTTTATAGCTTATCCAGACAAGCAACCATTTTGTGCAAATTTATATAGTTCAAAGGCTCGTTATTGGAGTTTATTGCCACAACCATTATGTAAGGGATTACATGTAAAATATTGTTGTACTGGATGCTATTATAAAATTTGTAAAGTATTATCTTGTACTAAAAATAAAAATGGTTTATACAAAGTATGTAAACTTACAAATAAAGATATAAACAACTTAAAAACATATTATGATAAAACAAATGAAAGTAAAAATAGTAATAAAAAGTTAGAATTCAAATTAAACGAATCTAAATTAAATAAACTAGTTGGAAAAAAAGTATTGAAATATAAACACAATAATGTTTACTACCCTATTCAAGTTTTGAAATATAAAAAGGATATGGATAGATTTGATGTAATTATTGATAAAGTAAGTAATAAAAAATATAGCTGTAAAAATTAATTTATTCATTAATTCATTCATTGAATAATTGATTAATAATTCACTTAATAAATCACTTAATAATTAATTGATTATGTAAATATAAAAAAAAATTGTAATAATATTAAATGATAACTAATCTTATTAAAACATTACAATTTCATAATAAATCTAATATTGTTGGGTTAGTATCAAATGTACAAAAATTATATTTAAAAAAATATCATTGGGAACAATATAAAAAAATTATACCAAATACTTATAATAAAACAGTAATTTTTAGAGATAATAAATTCGAGATAATTTTAATATCATGGGATAAAAATATTGAAACTAAAATACATAATCATCCTTTTAATGGTTGTATTATGAGAATATTAGAAGGAGAATTACTTGAAGAAATATATGAAACAAAATCAAAAGAGAAGCTTAGAGTTAATAAATATATTGAAGGTGATACAAGTTATATTCATGATGATTTATATTGTCATAAAATTATTAACGGAAATGAAAACTCATATTCTTTACACATTTACTCTCCTCCAAATTTTTATGATTAAACATTCTGTTTTTATTATTAAACATTCTGTTTTTATGATTAAACCAAAAGAATTTAATTTAATTCCAAGGGATATTATCTTCATTATATTTTAAATTTTTTTTGAGAAAGTTTAGAAACAACCATAAATAATAGTTTTTTTCATCTAATGTATTCATTTCATTAATTTTATTTAATTCCTTTCTAACATATATGTTATATTTATTATGGCTTCCTTGGTGTATCATTATATCATTTCGCAAATTTAAGTATCTAGCCGCAGCAAAACTATTAGGCATTATATATAAATTATAGTTTTGATTTACACAAAAGTTTGTTTGTTTTAATAAATTATGATTTTTTAACGATTTTGGTATAACATGATGGTCATTTACTAACCCAATATAATTCTTATTTTGTTTATGTATTCTTCTACATTTACCTCTATATTTGAAAATATTATTATTTACAAATGTTTGATTAGTATTAGTCTTATTTACTAGTCTTTGACAAGTATTATTTACTAGTCTTTGACAAGTATTATTTACTAGTCTTTGACAAGTATTATTTACCAACATATTTGAATTTGTACTTACTATATTAATTATCTTCTTCATTAAAAATATAATATAATAAAAACTCATTATTAATCAACATTAAAGAAAATTAATCATAATATGATTAATAGATTTATGATAAATATATTTATAATAATTAAATTAAAAAATAGAAAAGATTGATTATAATTTAAATAAAATTAGTTGAAAATTCTTGGAATACTTCTGTTTTTGATAAATCAATAGTTTTACTTAATATTTCTCCCAACGATTTACATATATTTTCAGTACTATCCATCAAACTATCTGGCAATGGTCTATCCATCAAATAGTATTTGTGACCTTTGTATATTAAGTCTCTATATAATACATTGGTTGTTTGGTCATAATAATAGTCATTAATTAATAAATTTAATCCATTTGATGTAAAAAAATTGGAAATAATAAATTCTAATATTTTTAGTTGATATTTTTTAGATGCTATTTTATGCAATTCACCTAACACCTTAAATGTATCAAAACTTGGATTATTATTACAATTTATATGTAACTTATATAATTCTTTTAAATATGTAGATTCAATTTCACCAAATTCAGGCAATACTCCATTATTTAATTTACACGTTCTATCAAAATCAAATATTCTTATGTCTATACCAATATTAGGAATCAAATATTCATTTCTACCAATTACATATTTATTACAATAGTTATCTTGTGAATATGTTATCATATTTTTACTATTTATTTGTACAAATATATTTTTTAAATGTAAGTCATTATGTTTTAAACCAACCAAATTAAATACATGTAATGTATATATTAATTGAAAAAGCAATACTTGGAAAATAAGTTTCATTCTTTTACTACTTAACATTATCATTTCTTTTTTCATAAAATCATATAATGTAATTATATCTTTAGTATAATCTGAGGTTTCTGTTATCATTGGATAAACATATTTTATTTTACTTGATCTAAATATTATATTTAATTCAAGTGCAAAATCACTATTAATATTTTCCATTTTTATTTCTTTATTAGCTGATTCCGTTAAGGTAAAAACATGTGGTGTTATATTTTTTTCAACTAATAAACTCATTATAGAATAAATCCTTCTTTCAGTATCTGGTGGACTTAATTTTCCTTTTATAGCTTTCATTCCTGTTATTTTTAATATATATTGCTTATTGCCACTTCTTAATAAATATACAATAGAATTTGATGCAGAATCATCTGGTCTTGATAAAAGTTTTACGTCATCAAATTTGAAATCTAAAAAATACTTTTTTGTTATATCTATTTTTAAGTCAGATAACATTTCTCGTTTCATTTTTCTATATTGTCTTGTATTTCTATTTTCAATAAGATTTAAATAAGACTTTCTATTACTTGTTTCCTTTTTTAAACTTGCTATATTTGATAATTTATTTTTTATCATGCTCCATTTTGATTGAATTTTTTTACTTCTTTTTGCACCAGGTCTTTTAGATTCTCTTTTTCTTCTACTTTTTTTTGGATTAGTGTTTCTTGAACCTAATGCTATTCTAGGATTAGGATTCGGTATTTGAGCTTGTAAATCATAATTTATATTACCAATATTTTTTTTTTGATTAAGTAAAGTATTACTCATATATAATAAGTAAATAATTAAATAAAATACTATTGAAATAAAATACCATTGAAATAAAATACTATTGAAATAAAATACCATTGAAATAAAATACCTTTTACTTTTACTTTTACTTTTATCTTTTACTATTTAGTTAACTTCTACAACAACTTCATCATTACTTTCGATATTTTCTTCTTTTACAGAAATTACCTTATCTAATTCTGTTACATGAACATTATATCTATTATTTGTAGAATTATATGACCTTATAGTTGCTTCTTTTTCATTATAACTTTCTGATTTTAAATTTATTAATCTAACCTTATCTTCAACTCCAAATCTCGTTTCTTCAACATCAGATGATGAATCAGATTCTTCATCATTATTTTCTTGATTATTTTGAAATCCCATATTTCCTCCAAATAAATTTGCCATACTTGGATCATTCATCATTTTCATAGCATTATTCATAATTTCTGGATTCTTCATCATTTCTTCCATTTGTTTTAACATTTCTGGGTTTTTCATCATTTCTCCCATTGCTCCTAACATAGAAGGATCAAACATAATGATAAATTATTTAAATTAATAAAATAATTTAATTTACTAATTTAAACGTCAATAAAATTAAAAATATAAAAATAAAAAAATATAAAAAAATTTTGTCATTAATTATTTAATTATTTAATTATTTAATTATTTAATTATTTAATTATTTAAATTTATTGATTATAGCAAAATAGAAGATTTATAATAAAGTGGAATATCATAATATTGTTCTTCGGGAATTTCATATGTACCCAAATCAATTGCCAAAGAAAGTAGCGAGTCATATGCCAATGGTTCATAATCATTTTTATCATTATCACTATATTCCCAATTTACCCAATCCCTATGAATTGTATTTTCAAACTTTTTATTATCTGGTTCATTAATAAGAATAATTATATTTTGTTCCGAATCCTTGACCTTCAATACATTTCCATCATAAAAATATCCTGTTATCACTTTATATTCTTCATCAAAATCATCACAATAAAGTCTAACTCCATTTACATCTTCTCCAGTTTTAAAATCCTTGTCAACTTGTGTTGCAAACCAAATTTTGTCTTTAATAATCATATTATTTAATTAAAATTAGAATGTTTTGTTTAATAAATATGTAATTTAATTGTAAAATCAATTTTTATAATTTTTAATAATTATAAATATAATTATAAATAAAATTATAAATATAAATAAAAATCTAAAGTATTACAATTTAGATACATAATCATTCAAAATATTCCAAAATTCTAGCAATTTTTCATAGGCTAATAAAACATGTTCTTTCTTAGCAGGTTTTAAGAATAGTTTTTGTGTTTTTGCTTCAGCTGTAAAATAGGTTTCTTTAATTAACATTTCTATATCATTTACATTAAATAACTTATTTATTGGTAACTTTCTTAATCTACCTTTTAATATTTTTAATTCTGATATAATATATCCTGGTAACAAATTGAATACCTTAAATAATTCAGAGGATTCATCTAAATTTTTCAATATTTCAAAACATAATTTAACACGCAAATACCCTTGCCTATATTTTATGCTTCCTAGACTGGCAACTTTTTGAATTAATTGTTCATTTATTTCTTGTGTTGTACCACTTATTTCTTGTACAATTCTATCAACATTTTCTCTTGCTACTAAAAATAAGTTTTCACATAAGAATTCATTTTTAAATGATGAAAAAGATACTAAGTTACCTTTGATGTTCTTATTTTTAAAATTATGAAAATTTAATATATCAAATATATGATCGCAATAAAATTTGTTTGCACAGGTTTCTATATTTACTCTTAATAATTCAGCATCATCTTTTATTTGTTCTTCTAAGTCTTTAAATGAAATATCTAATATATTAGTTGAATTATTTGATTTATTTGAATTTTTTAAAGTTTTTTGATATTTTTTAGATTTAGCATTTAATATTAATTTAATTTTTCCAAGTAATGATTTATGGTTTTTAAATAAATCATTATAAATATTCATATATCCTTCTTTTAATAAAGCATTAATTTCAGGAACTATCTTTAAAAATGTTTCTTCATCTAATTCATAAAAATCTAATACGTTAGTTACATCATTATTTTCATTTAATTCATACAATTCAAAATCAAAAATTACATCGATATCTGTTGTGTAATAGCCCAAAAATTCATTTATTAAATCTATTGAAATATCTTTTAATAAATCCATTTTTTTGGCTTCATAGTAAATCATAAAAAATAAAGCTCCACCAAAAACTATAAATTTATTATTGTGATGTGGTACAACTTTATATTTATTACCACCAATTTCAATATTTTTTTCATAACATATTTTAGTAATTTTATCTTGGAATATTGAAATAATTTGAAGTAATGTATAAATATAATTAAAGTGGTTTTTTTCGGTTAATCTTAATTTTTTAAAAAAGTGCCTTCTTATTTCTAAATTATTTTCTCTATTTGTTGGAATAGTATTGTTTTCATTTGTTTCAGATAATGATAATGATAATGATTTATTCATTGTTTTTCTTCTTTTCAATGTTCTATTAGGTGTTCTTCTAGTTAATGTTAAACTTTTAGTTCTTGGTCTAATACTTTTTGATTTAGGAGATTTATTTTTTTTTTTTAATAAAGTATTAACATTTGTATTTGTATTTGTATTAAATAATTTCTGGGAATTCATATATAATTTACATACATTTAATATTTAATATTCATTATTAATAATCTTATTAAATGTGCTTACAGATATTTTTATATTGTGGTTTTTTTCCAAAAATAAACACATATCTTTTTTAGAAGATTTATTGCTACTATAAACATTTCTTATAGTTGATATTTGTTGATTATCATATTTTTTTTTCTTTAGTTTTTTTGCGTCATATTTTTCCTTTTCTAAATAATTAAAATCTAATTTAATACCACTACTAGTTTGTTTATAACCATGTATTTCTAAATTGCCATTATGTACCTCGTTATGACATTTTTTACACAATGGAACCAAATTTGATTTCGCATCTTTAGTCAAAAAATCATCAATAATCTTGTTTTCATTCGCACAACTTTGGAACTTAATATGGTGGACATCTTCAGCGTCTGCATTACATACTAAACAATTGTGAATATAAACATCTGCATTATATTTGGACTGTTTTGGTTCCAATATTTGCTGTTTTTCACCCAATAAATCCTTCCTTATTGATTCCGATAATTTTAAGAAATCACTATCCATATCCATAGCCTTACACACCTCCAAACCATAAATAGCATGACCATTTCCATCTTGTAACTTTCGATCATAAATTAGATCTCCAGTTTCTTCGTCAAAAACAACCTTCAAATGAGCAAATCTAATTGTATCAAGACTTGTAACTTGTTTAATTTTACATAATTCATGTAAATGTGTGGCAAAAATAAAGGTAGTCTTCTTTTCATTTAATTTTACAACACTTGATGAGAAAATCGATAATGCCGATATACTCTCTGTTCCAGAACATAACTCATCTCCTAATACAATACTATTACTACATGTTCTTTTTAGAATAGAACGTAATTCACTCATTTCAACAGCAAATGATGACTCACCCTTGAAAATATTATCATTATTATTAATCCTAGTAAAAATATTTTTGAATGGTTTAAATTTAAATTTCTTCGCACTAACAAAAAACCCACTTTGTGCCATAATAACATTTAATCCAACGGCCTTCATCAAACTACTTTTACCCGAAGCATTAGTACCAAACAACAACAATCCATATTTATCTTCTCCTAATTTAATATCATTTGTAACATAATTAATATCATTATTAATTCTCTCAATAATTGGATGCCGTATTTCCTCAAAATCAATATAACTCTTTTCACTACTTTCATCTATAATTGGCTTAGTATATCCATACTTACATGACACCTTTGCTATACTATTAAACATGTCAATTTCCCCAATAAACTTAGTAATTGATTTCAAATACTTCCCATATTTATTTTCATATACTTCGCATAATTGAAGAAATTTACTCCTACATAAATCATGGATTTTGTCATTAGATTTAACTAATGTTCTTGATAAATTTTTCAAATAATCACATTCTATTTTACATACTGATTTTGCGTGGTTTTTAAATGTAAAACATTTTGTGTCCAAAACCTCATCATATAATTTAATCTTAATTTTCTTTTTATCCAAATTATCCTTCAATGATTTAGCACGTTTTGAAGTCAAAACTAAATAATATCCATCACGTTCTGTGTAATCCAATTTAATTAAAGCCTTACCCTTACTATTTTCATCAACATATTTAGACAATTCATTAATTATAATATTAAAAATATTATTTGATTTTTCAATGTTATTTTGCATATTATCTATTTTTTCACATACATTTCTCTTGAAAAATGAATTACTGATTTTATCCAAATGGTATTTTACGATTTCTGATAAATCAAAATGACTCCTATATTCATCTATAAATTCGCGAAATTTACACAAGTCTTCTTCAGTTGGTTTAAGATGATTTACAACATTATTTTCTATTTCAAGAATTTTAAATATATTTTCATAGGAAATATCCAATGACGAAAAATGCGCGGGTTGAAGTAGATTTAGTGATAATTTACGATGGAGTTTTTCAATATCAATAATCTTAGTTAAATATCCTTCATATGTTTTATATAATGGTTCATTTAAATCATCAAGATTTGTCAAACTTTCAATAATATTATATCTATTTTGAAGACGTTTTGAATCAATAATTGGATTCAGTAAATTATCCCGCAAATACCGTTTGCCAATGTTTGTACTAGTTGAGTTAATAACCGCAAAAAGTGAACTATATTTAGATGTAATATTTTGTGTATGATGATCAACTAAGTTTAATTGATTGATTGTATTGTTTGCCAAAATTAAATATTTTTCATTATCCCAAATTTCTGGTTTGTCTATTTTTTCTATGATTTTTGGGTTATGTTCATATGCAAAATCTAACAAGAAAATATAACTAATCAATCCAAAATGTTTTGTCTCCAAATCCAAATATTCGATTACAGATAGTAAACCATGATTCTTAAAGATTCTTTCAAGGAATTGTTTTTGATAGTTTATAGAAAAATAATTGCTTTTTATATCATCAATTGATTTATGATGCACAATACGATTGTTTAATTCTAGATAATTTGATATTTTATCATTTGACATATTAAAATTCTTTTTAATAACAATTAGTTCTTTTGGATCATATACTTGAATAAATCTAAACAACTCATCCAAAGCATAGTTTTTATCATTTAACTTAGAATGGATTTCAAATACAGTATTTTTTCCAATTGACAAATCTACTGTTGAAGCACCAATAAATAAAATATCATTTCCATCATGTTGTTTGATTTGTTCCAAATAAACACTCACCAAATTATTTGTATTTCCTTTAATAGAATATTCAATATTTGTACCGGGACTATAAATATTTGTTACTTCTCTTTTAACATAAGGTGGGTCACTTGTTTGACTAATTAATACAATTGTGTAATTTGCATTCAAAAGTATTTGAATATATTTGTCAATTGAATAAATATTTACACCAATCATAAGAGGATTCCCCCTGCTATTTTCACTAATGGATTTATTTTTTCTTGTCATTTGAATATTCATAATATCTGCTAAAAGTGCCATATTTTCACTATTTGTATTTTCTTTTTCATTGTCTACACCATATGCTTCATAAAAATGACCTACTTGCATCAAAACTATTGTGTATTTTCCATATTTTTTTTCGTATTTTATTTGTTCATCTAGGTAATCATCAATAAGAGTCATTTTACTCGATAATAGTATTTACTAAATTAACACCTATCTTCTTTAAATTAATTATAAAATAGATTTTTTAGGACCACTTAAAATCTACAATATATATAATTTAATTTTAAAATTAAGATTTTTAAATAACTATTTGGAATTATGACAGATAACTATAGTGTTGGAATTAATGAATATGTAAGAAGAATTGAAATATGTTTAAATATTAGTAAATGGGTATTTATTTTGTCTATTATTGCCTATTTTATTTCAGGTATTTATATTTTAATAGATGAATCATTTTTGATAAGGGAATTATATGATGATTGTAATTCAAAAGTATGGATTTATGGGTTATTATCATTGTTTGGATTTACAGATAAATTAATGTTGAGAAAACTTGATTCTTTGTTTGATTATTCAAAAATATTTTATATATTATTTTTGATAGAACTTATACTTATAATATTTGGAAGTATAGAATTATGGGGTAAGAATTGTATTTATGAACATGGTTTTAGAAGTACTAAGCTCTACAAATTTTGTTTATCAAATTATATTATACAAATAATTATATGGACTTTGCTTACATTGAAAATTATTTTTATGGGAAAAAGCCAAAGTAATCAAATCCAAAGTAATCAAATTCAAAGTAATCAAACACCAGATTACGATACATTTAGTGACATAGATTATAGAAATCAACATTATAATAGAAGACAAAATATTCTTAATAATCAAAATATAAGTAATAACAATGAAAATGTAAGTGATAACAACCAAAATGTAAGTAATAACAACCAAAATGTAAGTGATAACAACATTTATGTTGTTTAAGAAGAAGAACAAAATACTAATAAATACAAAAATATTTATTTGTAAAAAAATCGAAATAAATGTGATTTTTTTTATAAATCATATATTTTTATTTTTGAACTCTCATTAGAAACTGAATTATTTAATACAATGAAATAAGAGTTATTTATTTTGTATAAAGTATATAACAAATTATTATCTTCATATTTTTTTACAACATAATCATCATCCATAAATAAATATTCCTTATCTAATTTACCAATAATATTATATGTTTTAAATATATTTGCAAAATTATCATTTATATATTTTATTTTGTATTTTAGTGAATTACTATATGAATATTCATTAATATATCCATTTAAAAAACTATCCTTAAATTCATATTCCTTTTTATTTTCTCCATATTCAATATATTTACCATTTATATTTCCTTCGTCGAAATTAATTGTTTTACTCATTCTATTATTTGTAAACATTATAACAAGTCCATGTAGTTTATCATTTTCAAAATTACCAAAGATTTTAAAATCATTCAAGTAATTTGTTTTTACAAATATACCATTTTTCTTATTGTTTTCATAGGTAAATATAGTTGTTAATCCATGTAATTCATAATTTTTATATATACCATGTAGTAATCCATTGTAAAAAGGAGTTATTTTTCTTAATGTACCATATGAATAATATTTACAATCACCATGAAAATTATTATTTTTTACAATAATATCAAATGATAGTTCATTCTTTTTAAATTTTTTAATATTCTGGTAAATATAATTATGACTTATTATAAAATTACAACTACCATTTTTATTATTTATTATTTCATTTTCCTTTTTTACACCATTTTTATAATAAACTTGTTTAAATACTATTTTATTATCGAAAAAAAATTGTTCTAAACCATCTTTTCTTCCATTTTTAAAATTACTTATCCTTTTTATTTTTCCATTAATAAAATATTGTGTTTCTCTTCCATGTTTTATAATTTTATTTGACATATTTAAAAAATAATTATTTTCTATTTTTAATTGTCTATTTAAATAAAAACACTTATTATTATATTTATAGTCGTTATATTCTATTTCTTGTATACATATATTATTATTAAATTTTTTAATAACATCTAACAATGAATAAAAAAATTTATTTGTTATTCTAAGATTGTTGTAATCATTTGTATTAGTTAAGTAACTAATAATGTTTGTTAATATTGGTTTAGGTAAATCAATTATATTTTTAGTTTGTTTATTTTCATATGATGTTTTATTATTTAAAATATTATAATAGTTATTTCTTATAAGATTAATTCTATTTTGATTACTATGATTATGACTAATCCTTTGCAAACTAGGATTATGAATAATCCTTTGCAAACTAGGATTATGACTAATCCTTTGCGAATAATTATAATTATTTATTGTATTATTATTTTGTATATTCATAATAAAATAATATAAAATAATTATATATGAACCAATTAGTATTGTATAGCAATGTTGTATTAGGAACAATATTACTTTTTTCTTATTTTTATATTGGCTCCAAAAATAGTGGTGTTTTAGAAAAACTTTGGGGGAATATTAAAGGACTTCATAGAAAATTAACAATAGTATCTATGATTATTACAGGAATAACTTATTTATTTACAATATATTATTTAGGTTTTAAAAGTGATAAATTAGATAAAAAAATAGTAAATGAAATATTAAAATACCAAATTATATTAATAATAGCATCTATGTTATGGATGCCTTTGTCAATAAAATATTTAAATAAAAAAGATGTATTAACTAAAATATCAGTAATTTTAATATTATTTATTGTAGCAATGAGCGCATTAGCCATATTGTATAAATTATTTAGAATAAATGATAATAGTAAATATAAAATAATGGCATTGGTTGGATCAGGTATGTTATTTTTTCATACATTTTTCCTTGATTTCTTAAATTGGAATTATAATTTTTTCTAACATAAGTTTTTTTTTTAAATATTAATTATATTATAAAACCTTTTAGACTAATAATGATTTTATTATTTTTATTAATATAATATAAAATTTAGGCATTTTCTAATGCTGTTACTCTTGCAATAAGTGCTTCATTGGCAGCAGATAAATCTTGAATTGCCTTTGTTAATATTGGTATTAAGTTACCATATTTTGCTTCTAATCTATTTGGGTCAACTTCATAAACTAAATCAAGTACATCATTTTCACCATTAGGCATAGCATCTTGTAATTCTTGTGCCAAGAAACCTACTCTTGTTTTACCATTTAATACACTTGTTGAATCACCTGGTTGTAAATTTCTTCTATCCCAAGTATATTGAACAGGTCTTAATGAGTTTATAAAGTTAATACCATATGTAGAATCACTAACATTTGTCTTATCTCTAGCATCAGAAAGTGAAGCAATTGTTGTATCAGCACATCTAAGCGCAGTAATACTTGAATTACCTAATGTAACTTGATTAGCAGCTGTACAACCTGCTTGGTATCCAAGAGATGTTTGGTTATCTCCAGCAGCCGTACAATAAGTATTACTACCTATTAATGTATTATAATCTCCGGTTGATAAAGCGGCAGATTTAATATAATATGTATCTACTAAAGTTGGATTGGCTGAAAATGCTGAACTAACAGTAACTGTTCGTGATGACCCAACATAATCACTTATTGTTTGTGTTTCTCCATTATTAGTACCCGAAGTAAATGTTATAGAACAACCATTGTAAAAATCATCTGTTGAGCTTTTATCTGATTCAAGAGTAAATACTGTTGTACTATTTCCATTCGCATCAAGATTACCATAATTAATTTGGTATGTATCTCCTGAAGTTGGAATAAATGCAAATGATGAACTAACAGTAACTGTTTGTGATGACCCACCAACATAATCACTTATTGTTCTTGTTTCTCCATCATTAGAACCCGAAGTAAATGTTATTGTTAGACCATTGTAATAATCATCAACACCACTTTGTGTACTTTCAAGAGTAAATACTGTTGTACTATTTCCATTAGCATCAAGTGTTCCTGTTTCTTGTGAAACAATAAATATTTGTGTACCAGAAGATTTACCAACAAGTGTATTATTTGTTCCTGTTGTTATTGATGATCCTGCTGTAACACCTAAAACAACATTATCGCCCGCGGTTGTTGCAGATGTAAAAGCATAATTACCTAAAACAATATTATTACTTCCTGTTGTTAAAGCATATGATGTAGTATTTACACCACCTTGACCTATTATAATATTATTACTAGATCCGGTTGTTACATTACTTAAGGTATCTCCAGCATTATTTGTGCTGATAAAAATGGAATTATAAAAATCAATTACACCATTTGATGTAACAACATCTGTTAAATCATCTAATGTTGTAACACCACCTCCAGTATCCCAATCTAAAGTAATAGTATGTGAATTATTATCAACAGTAGATATTTTCAGAAATTCATTTCCAGAACCTGAACCTTCTGCAGGCCATGTATATGTATAACCTCCAAATTTAGTTGTACCAATAACACTAAGTGCTGTATAAGTATTTGAAGTAACTTGTAATGCAGCACTCAAATTACCATTATAACTGATTGATGTAGCACCTGTAATACTAGTATCACCTGTAATATTTGTAGCACCATAAATATCTGCAATACCAATAACACTAAGTGCTGTAGCAGTATTTGAATAAACTTGTAATGCAGAACTCAAATTACCATAATAACTGATTAATGTAGCACCATAAATATCTGCAATACCAGTAACACTAAGTGCTGTATCAGTATTTGAAGTAACTTGTATACCACCAATTGCTGCTAAAGCCCCAGTCAATGTTGTAACACCTGTAACATCTAATGTACCTGTAATAGTTGTATTACCACTTGTATCAACAAGAAATTTTGATGTTCCTCCATTTTGTAAATCAATAAAATTTTTATATAGCCAACCACTAGCATCTGTTTCTGTTAAATTGAGATTAACCATTGTGTATGTTTCAGTGTTACCATATGCTGTAGTGTCATTAAGTGTTTGTGTAAGGCTTAATAAGTTATATGAAGCTTCTGCATTTATTAATGAAGCTCCAGCCAAAGTTGTAGCACCTGTAACATTAAGTGTACCTGCTATAACTGTATCACCACTTGAAGATACAGTAAATAAATTTGTATTAAATGTCAATGATCCAGCACCTTTACCCACAAGATTTAAACCAACATTTGTATCATCACTTCCTACTGCTTCTATTACTGGATTGCTACCAGTTCCTTTATTTGTTATTTTTATATGATTTTGTGCATCAGCTGTTTGTGCAAATTCTAAAAGTTCATTACTATTTGTATCTAATATTTTTCCTCCACTTGCCAAATGTAAACTTTCTGCCATATTTTATAATATATAAAAAGAAAATATTATTTTTATGTTTTTTTTAAACCCAATTATTCTTTAAAATTTTAATTTCAGATTCAAGTTCTTTTATTTTATTGCTCATTTTTTCAAATTTATTGCTCATTTCTTGAATTGCTTTAACCATAATAGGTAATAAATTCCCTGCTTGAATTTCAAGTCTTTCAGGGTCATTTTCTGATACTAAATTTAATAATTCCTTATTTTCTCCTTCCATTGCTTCCTGAAATTCTTGTGCTATAAAACCCAATTCATCTTTACCATTTTTTGAAAAGTTTTTATCGCCAGGTTTTAAAATACGTCTATCCCAAGTAAATTTCCTTGGTTTTATTTTATTTAAAAATTCTTCACCATAAGCACAATCTTCTATATTTTTCTTGTCTCTTCTATCTGACACTGTAGCAATAACTGCTGAATTACACCTTAGTTGTGTAACACCAGAACCGCCTAATGTTACTTGATTATTTGCTGTACAAGTTGCGTCCCAACCTATTGCAGTTTGATTAAAA